TATCCATGCAAAGCGTGTGGGTTTGGTTCCTTTTTCAAAAAATGTTCTAAGTGTGGAGAGATAAATGGCTAACGGTTACGGGCATAGTACCCAATTAATGACTATTCCTTATTTGACACTTGCGGAATATAAGAGCGCTCCAACAGCAATTGATTTAGATAATTTAGTTTTTGATTCACAAGACCCTGATGTTCAAGATGCGGAATTATGCAATGTAATTGCTCGCGCTTCATCATGGGCAGATACTTATTGCAACCAAGTTCTTGCAGCAACTACCGAAACTGAACAACAACGCTCGCGCATTAGCACGGATGGTTCTATTCGTTTGCACCCGCGCTTTAACCCAGTGGTTGCACTTACTAATTTTAATTATGGTTATCCAACTAATATGGCCGCTTTAGGCGATTGTTCAATTGCTTGGATTGAAGATGAAGAAATTATTATTCCTAATGCCACTTTAGGTTCTTGGACTTCACAAGGCCCGCTATCGTTTGGCTCATACAACGGTGGCCCAAGTAATGAAGTTTTCTTAAATTATACTTATGTTGCAGGATATACAAATACAATTACTGAAACGACTTCAAATGCTGGCGCTACAAGTTTTACTGTTCACGATGGAACAGGCATTACCGCAGGACAAATACTTTCAATTTATGATGGTATGAACACAGAAAATGTTACAGTTGCCACAACTTACACATTTGGTAGCACAACAGTTCCAGTAACCCGTCCAATGGCATTTGCTCACGGTATAGGTGTATCGGTTAGCGCATTGCCACCTGCCGTTAAAGAAGCCGTCATTCTTATTACAACAGCCTTCTTAAAGGTTCGTGGCGATAGTTCTATGACAATGATGGTTGCAACGGGGCCATCTATTTCTGCTCCCGGTTCACAAAAATATAGTGACGAATTGGCACTAGCGGCACGTTTGCTTACTTCCTATAGTCGGATTAGATAAATGGTTAGCACAACAGCGGTTGGCCGCGCTCAAGTACGTCAAACTTTATACAATTTTATTAGTCCACCGCAGGTAGATGGCATTAATCAAGTCTTTACATCTTTTCCTAAGCGTATTGACTTTCAAATTAATGCTTTACCTAGCCAACAAAGCCGCGTAGCAGCCGTAATCTTTATTGAGGCTGAAACTGAATCGCGCCTTGCAATAGGTGGCGCAACTAATGGTTGGAAACGAATTGATTACACAGTAGTTATTCAATTATTCCAGCACTCATTATCGCGCTCGCCTGAAGAATCAATGGATGATTTTGACTATGTAATTGATAGCCTAAAACAACGCTTACGTTCAGACCATAATTTTGGTGATTCTAGCGGCATCCTTGTATGGCAAGGTGCAGAACCACTTATTGATGTTTCTTATGGTGAACCAATGTCGCAAAACGCAACATCAACAGAAACATGGGCTTCCTTACGTTTTACAGTTACACAAATGATTCAAGCATAGGAGAAAGAAATGACTAAATTCAAATACGTTGGTGAAGATGAGCGTGTTATTCCGACTTTAAGTTTAGTCGTAAACCATGGTGATATCATAGAAGCACCTGACAATTTTGATGTAAACAACTTTGAACAAACAACCTTAACCAAGGAGAGTGAATAATGTCCGTACAAGCATCCGTCCGTTCCTATTTAGGAATAGCAAAAGAAGCAACAAAAGGAACAGTCGTTGCCCCTACCGACTTTATCCCCGTAGCAAAAGATTCGTTTAAGCCGGTTGATGTTATTGACCCGCTATACGATATGGGAATTCGTGGCTCAAACGTAGTTAATTACAACTACATTCCGGGTCGCGCACATTCAACCGTTGATTTTACAAGTGCAGTATTTGCCGACACAGTAGGGTATGCAATAACTGGCATCATGGGTTCAGTTGCAACTACTGGCTCAACCGCACCATATACACACACAATTTCTTTAAAAAACGCAAGTACAACAGGTACAGACGCTCAACCAATTTCTTACACATTGACAGATTTCTATGCCGCTAATGTTCGCTCATATCCGGGTTGCCAATTTTCTGACTTTTCATTAAAGTTTAATGCTGACGGTATGCTTGAATATGATGCTAAATCAACTGGTTGGTTAAGCAGCACAGTATCAACTCCAACACCTACATTTTCAACTGTTCTTCCAACACCTGTTTGGCAAGGTACGGTATCTATTGGTGGTTCATCTATTAGCAATTCAATTTCTGGAAACATTGATTTAAAGCGCAACGTGACACCTGTTTACGGTATCTCACAAACACAGAATCCTTATTCTGTATTCTTGGGTGGACTAGAAGTAACTGGAAAAATTACTTTCCTTATGGAAGCCGATACTGAACTAACTCGATTCCTTACAAATACTCAACCAGCCATTGTTCTTAACTGGGCTTATGGAACTGGTGCAACTGCCGTTCAGATTCAAGCAACTTTAACTAAAGGCGCTTATACAGCCGCAATGATTGACCGCAGTACTGACATGGTTGAAATTGCAATTGATATTAACGGTATGTCTAATACAACAGATGCAGGTTCTACTGGTGGGTACGCACCTATCAAGTGGGTTCTACAAAATGCTAAAGCATCAGGAACCTACGCTTAACAAATAAAATCCTAGCGGGTGCGCCGCCTTCCCGCACCCGCTAGGTCTAAACAATTGAAGGCGCTAACGAAAGGCACACAATGGCTGGCAAAACAATTAAACTTCCAAAATCAGGCGGAACCGTAGTTCTGCGTGACCCTGCAACGCTAAAGGTAAAAGACCGCAATAAGGTTTATGCCGCGGCAGGGGAAGCCGAAGGATTACTACAAGGCGTTTATTTTATACAAGGAATCGTTGGAATTCTTGTTGAATCATGGTCATTAGATTTAATCATTCCGTCCGTTATGCCTTCATCATTAGAAGAATTGGCAATAGAGGATTACGACACTTTAGCCAACGAAGCAAAAGAAATTCAAAACATGCTTTTTCCGGTTTTGCAAGAAACCCCTGAAAGCGCGAAAGATGTTGATAGCCCTTTCGGAGACTCCAACGACTAAAATGGTTGTTGGATGGACGGCAGCGGCATAAAGATTTTACCTATCCTGATAAAGAATGGTTTTATTATTTATGCGCTGAAAGATTTGGTTGGACACCGAACGAAACGGATGAACAACCCGCGGCTTTAATTGATTGGATACTTGCTATTTCTACAACCGTGAAGGAGATGGAAAATGATAACCAGTAATCTTTCAATGGTGCGTAGAAAATTATCAAAAGAAACAGCCGGACTTGATATTAAAACGCGTTTAATGCGCGATGAAATGGCTATGGCTTTTGTTGGTTTAGCGCAAAAAACAATTAGAAAATCCGGTGACCCGCAACCTTCGGGGCCACCTGTTAATAGAACTGGTACTTTGCGCCGTTCGATTAAAGCAACAAAGTTTAGATTAGGATTTGGTTCTTATGGGGCAGTTGTTGGCCCTACCGTTATTTATGGACGCGTACTTGAACTTGGTTTTTCCAACGGCAATAAATATCCTTATATGGAACCAGCCTTTAAAGAATTTGAAGAAATTTCGCACGCAATTATTCATAAATACTATGGTCACTAAGGAGAGATAAATATGTTTTTCCCACCAGTAGTATTTGAAATTAAAGCCCATGCTGGACAAGCAATGGCTGAACTTAAAACCCTTAATGCTGAATTAGGTAAATTAGAAGTAAATGCTGGCGCATCGGGTATGGCAATGGCTCGTCTTGGCACTATGAGCAAATTTGCCGGAACCGCATTATTAGGTATGGGCGCTATTGCTGGAATTGTTGCAGTAACAAGTCTTGAAGCATTAGATAAAGTTGAAACCGCACAAGCAAATTTAGAAACAGCAATTAAAAACACAGGCGTTGCTTATGAAGATGCTAAACCGTATGTAGATGCTCATGTTAAAAGTATGCAGTCACTTGGATTTACCGCTAAAGAAACTATGGGCGCGTTATCTTACATGACGGCGGCTTTAGGAAGTCCTAAAAAAGCATTAGATTCATTATCTGTTGCCGCTGATATGGCGCGATTTAAGCACATGAGTTTGGCTGATGCTGGACGATTGTTAGCAAAAGCAAG